TGCCACCAATTCAGTTGGATGGAACGGGTTAGGATCGGGTATACGATATGCCAATGGCTCTTTTACTCAGATTTTGCAAACCGAATATTATGCCACTACATCAACAATGTCTGCACCTAATTCTGCGTATAGTCTGGGTGGCGATATCGGTTATTCATACTCCCGTTTTAGAACAGACCCATACACTATTTGGGTAAAGACCATTGGTCGGTCAGTCCGTCTTATCTGCGACAGTCAGATAGACCCTCTTTTTTATACTGGGAATGACGGCAAAAACTACGGTACGGTCAAGATCGGCAATCAAATTTGGCTGTCTTCCAATCTGAGCGAAACGCTGTATCGGGATAAATCCCCTATTCCAAATGTCGTCCCAGACGCATCATGGTCTGTATTGACAACGGGCGCATGGTGCTTTTACAACAATAATCCATTAACCGAATAGCACCATGAGCGAAGAAAAGTATTCATTAAACAACAATCCATTCTCGATTGATCCAACTGAGAATGTTAAGAATCTCGTCCTTCTGAATGTCAAACGTCTGGATGACACCATTAATATGTTGGCAGAAAGGCTAACGTCCAAAATCGAGGCAGAGATCAGACGTATTGACGAAACGATTGCCTTGTCAAGAGAAGCGACAAAATTAATTAACAAGGCAGAAGCAAAGCGTATTAACGCTATTCGTGCGGTAGACGTTGGTGCAGTTGCCACTGCTAACGATAAAGCCACGGCACAGGCTGTTGTACTGGCAAATCAGGTGAGTTCCTCGGCAGAAACATTGAGAGCCTTGGTTGCTCAGACTGCCACGACCGTGGCTCAACAGTTAAGTCAATATACCACTCAGTTGTCAGACCGCATTTCATCAATAGAAAAAGCACAATATGAGAATATAGGGAAAGGAAGGGCAACTGACCCCCAATTAGAGTCACTGCTAATTGAGGTTGCCCGTCTTCGTGATTCACAGAGTGCCCATCTGGGTAGTGGAGCAGGAATGAACCAGTTCTTTGGTTGGGCAGTGGCGGTGGTGTCTTTAGTAATCGCAGGGATAATGATTTTTCTAAAATGAAACACTTCACACTATTGGAACTTACGGTCACCCATTCGGGTCTTCCCAACATCCCTAATGAGGAGCAGGTGAAGAACCTTGAGATCGGGGTAGAGAATCTTCTCGATCCTCTTCGGGAGATGTACGGTAAACCTATTATCGTGAATAGTGGGTTCAGAACTCCTGCTGTGAATAAGGCGGTCAATGGGAGTCCTACCTCAAACCATATGACAGGTCAAGCCTTCGATATCACCTGCGAAGATAATATGTTTCTGTTTCAGTTGATCAAGAAGCACTTCGCCTTCGACCAACTCATTAACGAGTATGACTACTCTTGGGTTCATGTCTCCTACCGTGGAGAAGCCAATCGACACCAAATATTTTCACTCCCATGACCGCAAAGATATATCCATATACCTACTCCAAAGACTTCAAGGTGACTTGGGAGTCGCTCTACGCTCTGGCGGTGGAAAGCCAAGGTTTTGTTGGTACGATCACTGAATGGCTTGACTCGCTGAAGTCAGGAGCAGAGGGTAAGAACGCTTACCAGATAGCCAGTGAAGAGGGGTTCGTAGGGACAAGGGCAGAATGGCTTGCCTCTCTCAGGGGTACTGACGGTCTTAGTATCCAAGGGGAGAAAGGTGAGGCGGGGACTCCATTTATCAGCCAGAGTTTTACCCTTTCGTTCCTCGACATCTCCCATAAATACGTCACCCTTGACCTGCCAGTCACAAACAATCAATCTGTTCTTGTCTGGGTCGATGGAAGTGGGGTACTGGGAGAGGTCGGAGTTGACTACTCCGTTTCGGGACAGGAGATATTCTGGACAAGTTATCTATTTGATCACCTGCTCTCGTCAGGGGATAAACTTCGAGTAATATATTATTAAATAACACGCTATGAGCAAGATAAAACCAAAATGGATCGACTTTAATACCGACACAATGGAGATTGTTAACAACCAACTCTCCGTTAAGGGTACTGCGAGTGATGCCAAGGATTCCAAAGTCAGTGCAACAGATACGACTCCTGCATTCCTACAGGCGAAGGTATTGGGTTCTTCTGGGAAAATCACTACAACCAAGGTAAACTCAGGGGCGAATGAAACCTTAGTCCTCGGCATCGGTGCAGACGTATTTGACAAGACCGTCCACTCTACAACCGACATTACTGAGGGAACGAAGCAGTTTTTCACCAATGGTAGGGCAGACGCTCGTATCACCAATCAAAAAGGACAGGCTTCGGGTCTTTGTCCTCTGGGGGCAGACAGCCTGATCCCATCCGCTTACCTTCCCAACAGCATAGATGAGATCGTTGAAGGCTACTTGTCTGGAGGGGTCTTTTTCGAGGACGAAGCACATCTTACTGAGATCACTCCTTATGACAGCAAATTATACATCGATGTGTCTACTAATCTTCAGTACCGTTGGTCTGGATCAGTCTATGTAGGCATACAATCTGCCTTGGCTTTAGGTGAAACTTCCGCTACTGCATACCGTGGAGACAGGGGCAAGACGGCCTTTGACCACAGTCAGAGCGCACATTCTCCAAGCAACGCAACTAAGTGTATTAAAAAGGTTGAGGTTCTCACCCTGTCGGCAGGAAACATTTCAGCCAAATACGCTGATCTCTCCGAAGTACCGATTGCCCCTACCGCAGTAGAAGTGTTTCCGGTTGGCGGTTGCCCTCAGTTGTACACGGTGGATTTCACTGTTGTCTCTAATGGGTCGTTGGTGCTCAGACTGAACTGGAGTAGTCTGGGACTTGATGGTATCCTTGCTGATGGCGATAAACTGATGGTCAGTTACACTTATTAACTCACAGATCGAAGATAAAAAATAACCGATTATGAGCAAGATTAAAGCAAAATATATTGACTTCAATCCTGACACAATGGAGGCTATTGCAGGGCAACTCTCTGCGAAAGCCACTTCTGCGGACGGCAAGGATGTCAAAGTCTCAGCAGGGGATACTACTCCTGCATTCCTCTCAGCCAAAATACTTGGCACTACCAACAGGGTTACCGTCACCAAGACTGACGCAGGGGCAAACGAGACTTTAGTGATCGATGTTGTGGGACTCGGAGGAACGGCAGAGATGCAGGTGTCGGGAGGGTATATTCAGTACCGACCCGATAGTGGAGCATCTTGGTCAAATCTGATTCTGGTCAGTAGCCTTGTCGGGGCAACGGGGTCGGCAGGTGCGGACGGACAAGCAGGTACAGCAGGAACAGCAGGTGCAAAGGGAGATAAAGGAGACACGGGAGTAACAGGTGCAACGATTGAACTGCAAGTGTCGGGCGGGTACATTCAATGGAGAACCGTGGGAGGTGTGTCGTGGACTAATCTGATTTTGGTCAGTAGTCTTGTCGGAGCGACAGGTACAACTGGAGCAGGGGGAGCAACAGGAGCAACAGGGAAAGGAATCTCATCTACATCCTACAACGCAGGAACAGGAGTCCTGACTATCACGTATACCGATGCCACAACCTACAGCACTGCCGATCTGAGAGACACAGCCGTGGAGATCAATATCAATTTCCTTGATTTGACCCCATTTGTCTACAATGTCCCCAAAGCAATGGTTTTAACAGCACAGGCACACGAAAGCACGATAGCAACGCTGAGTATTGCGCTTAATACCAACATGGCTCGGTATGATAAGTTGACCATCACCCCCGCAGTAATCGGATTAATCACCTTAACAGGCACATTACTATGAGAGAGTATATAACATCCAAGGCATCAGGAACAGGTGGTGCTACCCTGCCAACCCTTCCGTCTCCTGTAACAACCGATCCTGTTGCATGGACTCGCCCTTCGGATTGGATCGACATTTCTACGGTTGATGCCAACGAGATCAAGATTCTGAGTACCGAAGGGGTAGGCTTATGCTTTCAGACAACCATAGCAGGGAGCGGTACTTACTCAATCGATTGGGGTGACGGAACAATTGATACAGACAGAGCGTCAGCAACGATTTACCACCACGTATTTACTTCAGCCAACGGGACAGACTGTTCGTTGGGGTACAAAACATTTGCTGTCAGAATATATGGCGCATCGGGCAATATCACCGCATGGAAGATTGCCAAACCAACCACGATCAGCGGACAGCACTACTCTCCTATGTTGGAGTTTAATAGTGGAGTAACAACATGGTCAAGTACGGGGTTTGCAAATATGTTTGTAAACTCAGGTGGTTATCTTCCTCCATTGTTGCGTTCTGTAAAAATTTCATCTTGGGGATCAAGCACGGGGTACTCAGGCTTATTTGATGGTTGCACCACACTTCAATCAGTTACCCTCCCGTCTTCATGGGGCAGTACAACTACTGTAGCAACCATGTTTAATTTATGCTACTCTCTTCATACCGTTACACTACCATCCACTTGGGGTAATGTCACTAACGCAACAAGTATGTTTAACGGTTGTTTTTCTCTTCAATCTGTCGCACTCCCAACTTCTTGGGGAAGTATCAATTCAGCAATAAGTCTTTTTTACGGCTGTACTTCATTAAGAGGGATTACCCTTCCTGACTCATGGGGGAGTATACCGTTTTTAACGAGTTTCTTTCAGAACTGTTATTCTCTTCAGACCTTAACGCTACCAAATACTTGGGGGATCGTGACCAAGACGGACAGTATGTTTCAAGATTGCCGTTCGCTACAACCCGTTACTCTTCCAACTACTTGGGCAGGTATTACTACTACGCAAAGTATGTTTGCAAATTGCTATGCACTAAGAACTATTATCATGCCTATCTCTTGGGGAAGTGTCCTCACACCCGTAGGTATGTTTTCGTCTTGTACTTCACTCCAATCAATCGTTCTTCCAACTGCTTGGGGAAGTGTCAGCAATGTCAACACGATGTTTAACACTTGCTATTCCCTTCAGTCTATTGTCCTCCCTGCGTCTTGGGGTAGTGTGAGCAATACCAACCAAATGTTTAATGGTTGTTCATCATTAATAAGTGCCTCCCTTCCCATGGATACAATGGGTATTATTACTAATGTATCAAATATGTTTTCGGGGTGCGCTTTTCTTCAGTCCATTACCTTACCTGCCTCTTGGGGAAGTGTATCTCTTGCATCAAGTATGTTTTCGGGGTGTAATGCTTTACATACCGTAACCCTTCCAACCTCTTGGGGTAGCGTTACCAAAACGGATTCAATGTTTTATAATTGCTACTCCCTGCAATCAGTCACTCTTCCAACATCATGGGGAAGTATTACTACTACACAAGCCATGTTTTATGGATGCTCTGCACTTCAGTCTATCACTCTTCCGACAACTTGGGGAAGTAGTCACTCCTCCATGAATTCGATGTTTATGAATTGCTACTCCCTGCAATCTATAATACTTCCTTCTTCTTGGGGTAACTGTAATAATGTGTCAGCGATGTTCCAAGGTTGCTACTCCCTGCAATCGGTTAATCTTCCAACAACGTGGTCAAACAGTCTTAGTACCGTTGCTACAATGTTTAACAATTGCTACTCCTTACAAGCAATATCTCTCCCTGCATCATGGGCAAATATAACAAACACGTTACAAATGTTCCAAAACTGCTACTCTCTGATTGCCGTCACTATGCCAACCGCTTGGGGAAATGTATATTCTGCGAATGGGATGTTTAGTTCTTGTGAATCACTAAAATCCATTGTGCTACCGACTGCAATGAATACTGTAAATGTGCTAAATGATTTTTCTAATATGTTCAGTTACTGTGTCTCCTTGGTATCTGTTGCTAATACGCAATATTTAGGCTCTTCTCTCCAACAAGCCAGTCTGAGTAATGCATTTATGAATTGCTATGCCTTGACGAGCAATATCGTGATCGACTCACTTATTAGTTCGTTCTCTTGCCAAGGTGTTGGGGGTTTGTCAAAGATACCATCTGTAAGGCTCACAAGGGCGGGTTCGACATTTGGGAACACACCTCATGTCGATGTATCTAAGAGCGACATGAGCGCATCGGCACTCAACGACTTATTTGGCGATCTTCCGACCATAGCAGGAAAAACAATCACCATAACAGGTTGTACAGGCGCAGGAACTTGCACCAAGTCAATAGCAACAGGTAAGGGATGGACAGTAACAGGTTAATAAATTAAAAGTTATGAACGAAGGATTTTACAAATGGTATGGGTACTTGTATTACGCACCGAATTTTGTGAGTACACCCACCTTTGATTTGTATAAGGAGCAGAAGGACACCTACACCTACCCTTTTGACGGGTGGTATTGGTTCGACTCAGAGAATGATGCCTATGAATTCTACGGAATAGAACGGGCAGTTGAAGAAGGAATTGAATTACCTTAATTATAAAAACATGAAAATCAAAGAAATCTTTTTCTATTTCCAAGGAACCATAATCATCATTGGATTCTTTATCACCTTGATTTATCTGATCTATACAGGTAAGTCCCCCGAAAGCGTTGCCCTTGTCATCGGTGCGCTGATCGGAGCATTCCTCCAAACGGTCAATTATAACTACGGGAGCACAAAAGGCTCTGCGGAGAAGACCGAAATGCTATATAATTCCACTAAGATGCCCGACAAATCTACGGTGCAGAGTACGACAGAAACAACATCTACATCTACATCACCATCACCATCACAAATACCAAAACCATGATCACAAAGACCAAGACCATGACAACAATTACAGTCATTGTTGAGTTCATTACCAAGTACAAAAACCTGTTAATTACCGCAGGAGCCATCATCCTCGTAGCAGTCATCATTGCTCAGTGCAAACGCAACACTGTTCTTCGGAAGGAGAACGCTCGTCAATCCACGACACTTACAACACCACAAATACCATGATAGCAATTATTGCCTTTATCACCAAGAACATCAAACTTCTACTTATCGGAGGATTCGTAGTCCTTATACTGATTATAGCAGGTCAATGTAAAAAAAACATCGCCCTTCGTAAAGAGAACGCTCGTCAGGCCACCAACCTTGAACAGGTGACCAAGAAGGATGGCTCAGAACTAACCCTTACGGTTGACGAATTTAAGCACATTAACACTCCGGTGACACAGAAGGTCGACTCAATCAGGAAAGTGGCTAAAGTCCCGTTACGTGCAATCAGGAATGCCGAAGTAACAAGCATCACTTATCGGGATACTGTTGCAGTGGAAGCAAAGCGTGATCGCCCAGTGGAGATTAAGCCTCTTGTTGCAATGAGCGTTAAGTATTACGCTATTCCGGTCAGTATTGATGAGCAATGTTGGGGAATGAAAGGCATGATCCTTACCTCTGACTCCAGTGCCAGACTGAAGGTTACCTCACGGACAGCAATTAATTCAATACAAAGGCTTGAGATAGGCAAGAGGTTCCTTGGATTCCTTTGGTTTACCAAGAAGTCAACCTTCAAAGCCTATACGGACTGCGGGGAGGTCAAGATCGACAAAATCAAGTTCATAAAAAAATAACCATGAAACTCATCGTCTTAAACTATCCGATTGCCGACTTCATCTACAACGCACAAGTGCTGTCCATGTACCGTGCCAGTGGAACTCTGAGTAGCGGGGGAGAGGCTATTGTTATGGATACTATCCTCAATACGAGTGACGAGCAGATACTGACCCGATACCTCAAGGCAGGAGCCGTCATCATTGCCGACATCATGAGTGGCTACACCAAGAACATCTTGGATCAGGACGGGGTCATGCTACTCGATCCGTATGAGTTTGGTGGTACACTTGGACTGCTGACCAATCAACTTATCTACAGGCTGAATATGCCAGATACCGTGATTGATTCAGCAATTGATGCCCTTGATGAGGCGATCCGTGACGGTCTGGAGAACTACATCATCTACCGCACTGCCAAGCACCGCTCAATTGAAAACCAGTCCTACCTGCAAGATTGGAATGAATGTCTGGACAATATCCGCAAGTACCTCAATCGCAGAAGCGAAGGGACGCACAGAAACTACAACATATATTAATCTCCAAAATAGGGTATAACAGGTCTGATTAAGGGTATACATACAACCCCAAGAATCAATGGCTTAGATTCCTTTGTCATTAGAAATTGCAACTTCTAATACAAGGAAATTATGAGTGTAGAACAAATTGTAGCAGTCGAGGGAGGGTCTCCCGTTCCTGCTACTATCAACTTTTATTACGAGATCGAGAAGTTATTTAACAGTGTCTCGATCCGAACTGCTTACAGGGCGAAGATGACGAAGGATCAACAGGGCGAGTCTCAACTGGATGATATTCAATTAACCAGTCAGGAGAGGTCTATCTTCCTCGAATTTCTGGAGATGGTAACCTTTGACGTATTCGGGGAGTTATTTAAGATAACCGAGAGCGTGAAGGAGCCTATCTTTTTCAACATCAATTACACCCCATTATCACCTGCGGTTGCTGTCCTTTGCTGTGGAGCAAAGATTCTGGATAACGAGAATTACTCCCTCAATATTCTGCAAAACCTCGACAAGAAAATCGAGAACTGCCTCCGCTACGGGACGCTTCGGGAATGGGCAATCTCCACCTCACAGTTAGAGGATGCCAAGATCAATGAGGCTCAGTACAAAGAATATATCCGCAAGGTGAAGAACCTGTCCTTCGAATTACGCAAACCATTAATGACATAAAATATCATGGCAACAGTTACACCAAACAATCCCACAGGGAAATTAAAAGTGGCTCCTAATTATACAGAAAGGGAACTTGCAGATTATAAGGATAAGACGGAAAATTGGAAGAGAGACGAAAAACCGCCTATGATGAACGGTGTTCCTGATTGGGACTTTCAGGAGTTACTAAAGCAGAGAGACGCTTCCCGATTGGCATACGAAAAGGGCAGGGACATTCACATTGCATCGTCTCAATCCGATGGGTATCTGCCACGGCAAGACCCAAAACTATATAGTTCTCAAGCAAACAGGGGGTCAAGGAATCCAAGTGATAAAAACTATGAAGATTGGCAGAACGGTGATGGATTAGGAAAAAAATTTGATCCTAAATTTATTAACGAAATATCAACTCCTGATGGATTTAAAAATACAAACGACAGAAGGGCGCAATTAGGGTTGCCTCCGCTAAACATGAAAAATCCGCTTAGTGTGGCACTTCAGCCAAAAACATCACTCGATGTTCCACAGGTTACAGGATTAGAGACTCCCACTGCTGTGCCTCCTGCCTTGCCTAACACTCTTCCACGCACTTCCCCTCAGTTAGAGGCAGAAACTCTTTCAGCAAAAGAGAGGGATCAGGCACTCAAAAAGTCAATCATCTCATCCATCAACCAATAACGAGAAGGCCACCTTAAGCAAGTGGCTTTTATCTTCTCCCCCTGTTATCGAACCACCATTCGATCAGCGTGTATGCAATATACACCAAGGCTATCGATACAACGATCATCAGTCTTACATCCTTCATAGCGGTTTACAATTGTAAACTATCCAGCAAAATGCGTGTCTTGACGTATAAATCCTGTAATTCCTTGACCTCATCGATTGTCCTGTAGTAATACAGAATCGTGGCATGATCCCTGTCAATTGTTTTACCAATTCTGGCTTCCGACATACTCGGAAACATCTCATGGCAGATCACACTGTAGACCTTTCGGGTATCTACCAGTGTCCGAAATTTCTTCCTGCCGACAACATCTTCCACAGTTATTCCATTCATCACGCATATCTGGTTTAACAGGGACTCTGGATAAAATTTACCTGCAATATTGTCATTCTGGGCATTGCAGAGTTTTTCTTGCAAAGGGGATAAATCTTCCTCCCCTTTCTTTCCACGAAGGCTACCGATGATGTAATCGATCTCAATTCGGGTTAATGGAACAAACGATAAAGATTCACTCATGATGTGTGTTTTTAGACGATTTAAGACATTATTTTTTTCAGACATACATTTCCCCGTTTGAGGGGTGATCGTTAAAATTTAACGTGGTAGTGATAGTAAAGAAGCCATCTCCTTGACTCCTTCCTCTATCGCTTGATCGGAAATTGAATTACTGCCAAATTTTATGGATTTGAAACCCCTTGGTTTTCTCCCTCGGTACTCCTTGGAGATGCGGAGATAATCTTCCAAGGAGATTATTGATAAATCTGCTATGTCGGCTACACCATATGTGGGTTCAAACCGCACGTAGACAGTGGCAGTGAAGTGGACATACTTGTCATCTGCCACAAAAACAGTGAAGATGTCAGCCTCGGTTGCCCTTGCCTCAACCGTTTCCTTGTACACTATGTTGACAATCTCATCTACAGTGTCCTGTATCCTGTACAGCATATCTTTATCCAGTGTAGTCATCAGGCTGATTATTTCTTGGGTAGGAAACATTCCTATGGTTCCGGTCAATGATTGATCCTTACTGAAGAGCATTGATTTTATGATCGATTGTCTGATGGTATCTTCTAATTTTTTCATGGTAATATTTTTAAAATGGTTGGCTGTCGTTTTGGGATTCTTTGACGGGGTGCTTGTAAATCTGGGCAGGCAAGTCCGAGAACCTTGTCATTTGTTCGTTGTGTGCGATCTCGATGGTTCCCACTCTCCCCCTGCGGTTTTTGGCAATTGTAAGATTGTAGGCTTCATCCTCAACCCAAGGGAAGATCACGATGTCTGCATCCTGTTCCAGTGATCCTGATTCACGTAGGTGGGATAGGTGAGGCTTTCCTGTATCTGCATCCCGATTGAGTTGTGCAAGGGCGATAATTGGTATCTTTTCGGAGAGGGCAAGTTTTTTCAATGACCTGCTCATTTCTCCCACCTGTTGTTCCCTGTTTGCCCTTTTGTCTGTTGGGGTTAAAAGTTGCAGATAGTCAATGATCACAAGATCGCAACGGCCTTTACGTCTATTTTTTGTGGTCATCGCCTTAATTAAATTCACCGTCATGTTTGCATCGTCATTCCAGATAATCGAGTGTTTTTCAAGCGTGGTCAGAGAACGATTGATGGTATCCCAATCGTCATCGTTAAGGTGACCGTCCCTTATCGCAGTCCTGTTCACTTCTGATTCTCCGCTAATCTGAATGCGCATCAAATCTTCTGCTCCCATTTCAAGACCGTAGAAATTTACCCATGCTCCCGAACGTGAAGCCATCTTTGCGAAGTGGAGTGCCAGTGAGGTCTTACCAATTGCAGGTCTGGAGGCAACGAGGATGAAATTTGTCTTGCGCCATCCTCCGGTAGAAAAATTCAGTTCTTTGAATCCAGTTGTGATCCCTGCGCTATTGCCTTTGCGGTATTCTTCACAGTCATTTTCCATTTCCTTGATCGTATTCTGGATGACGCTGATTTGGCTTTTGCCAGTAGATTGCCCGACTGAATAGTCATCGATGACTCCTATCTTGACTTTCAATTCATTGAGAATCTCTTCAATATCAGAGGATTCGTCATAGGCTTGCTCCATCACTCCGAGACTGATCTTGATCAATTCCCTTTGGATAAACTTCTGTTGTACGATCCGAGCGTAGAACTCAAGGTTGGTGGTAGTTCCGATGTTACTGGTCAGTTCAGTGACGTAGAGAAAACCTCCTATCTCTTCGACCTTGCCCATTTCACGGAGTGCCTTGGAAACCATCAGTAGGTCGATGGGCATATTGCGCTTTACAAGCGAACTGATCGCCCTAAATATTTCGACATTCCTGTGGTCGTAAAATGAATCTTCGTTGACCAGATGGGTTATTTTAACCCATGCTTCGGAATCTAACATCAGCGATCCCAGAACTGCCCGTTCAGCATCTAATGCCTGTGGGGGAACTCTTCCTTCGTTCATGGCTCTGATAAAATTTTCTCAAACATTTTTTGATTTGGTAACTTGACAGTCTCCGATCCATTCGTTTCTTTTTTAATCCACTTTCGGAAGGTCAGGTTTGCACTGACGCATTTTGTTAAGAGTGGCTTGTAGTTATGCATGGTCAGGATCATGCTTGTTATTTGTTCCAGAGTGAACTCTGACTTTAAGCGTTCAAATTCTGCAAGAGTGAAAGGGTATTTCATTTTGGCAACCATCGGAGCATTGTCTTTAATCCACTTGTTGAACTTTGAAAAGTGGATTGAAATTTCACTTGGCGTGGTCACACGCAAAACCTGTTCCACAGGTTCCCCCACACCCTCTCCCTCTCCCTCCTCCCCTCCCATCCCATCCCCTTCCCGTGGGGTAGACCCATCGGGGGCACAGCGGGGACTCTGCGGGGGAACATTTTTACTCAGTATGTCTTTAAGAACATCCTTATCAATCAGATAATTAGGATATCTCGCATCAAATTTTTGATGGCTATGGAAGGTGCGAATGAGGTAATAATTTTCTTTGTTGTGTGTGATAGGCACAAGCATCTTTGATTCGATCAATGCATCAATGAATTTTTGAATTTCAGAGGTCTTTAGGTCGTCATCATAAGGAAACAATTTTGCTTTAAGCAGAGAGGTGTTTGCCCTAAACACTCCATTGTCATCTGCCAGATTCCATGTCCCAATAAAGAACAGTCTACAGGGTAATGAAAGTTTTGCGATCTTCTCATCCTCCCAAAATTCAGGTTTGATCGATCTTATTCTGGCCATTTTTGTTCAATTTTTTTAATATTTTTATGAAGGAATTTGGTAATTTCACTCATAACAGGGTGACCAAATCGCTCCCATACTTTTAGTGTTAAATCCTTGTTAAAAATAAAGATTGCAATAGAGTCTAATGTGCTATATATAAATAGTTTATCACCTGCAATATTTATGTTTTTATAAATTTGGATAGGTTTATCCGGTGAAGATGAAGTTTTAAGAAACTCAGAGAGTGTATGACAGTCTTCGCAAACCGTTAAAAGGTCATCATTGTCTGCCTCCCAAGGGTTTCCACAGTATCTAAGGTGGTGGACATTAAGGGTGGTTTCTGTGTCCCCACAGTGTCTGCATTTAAACTTATCCCGCTTCATGATCTCAAGTCTCTTCCTTTGCCACTTCGGGTGTTTTAGTTTTTCTGAATAATCACTCATTGGTCGTTGTAATTACTTGGTTGTTTTGTTTTAACTTCATCAGCACATACTGGTTGATCAGGGATTGTGCTACCCGTAGTAGATCAACGCTGTTATTCCAGAACAGTGAGTTCACTAAGTCTTGCTTCTCGCTGATCTCTTCTGGTGTTTCTTTTTGCTTTCTCATTTCAGACGGGATGATCTCGGTTATACTTATCTATCCGCTCTTGCCTGTCTTGGTCTGGTCGGATCATTATCCAAGTCTTTTTATTGATCTGCACAGCAACTGTCTGGTCTGTTGGCTTCCTTTGCCGTGCCTTGAAGGAAGCATTTCTCTTGTTGATCCTTCCTTCCAGTTCACTGAAAACGCTCATTGTATTGCTTGTTAAGGATTTTGTACTTTTCGATGATGTCAATCAAATCCGGTTTATCCCATCTGTGCCTCTGGATATCCCATTCTCTCTGGGTTGCCAAGAGTTGCTTGTAGGCTTTTCTGCCGATCTTCTTCCTGACCCAGTCGTTGTAGATGTAGGATGTCCCGTGTTTAAACTTATTACAGGAACTACACCCGCCATAGACATTCAATTCATTGAATCTGAGCGCACTGTATTTCCCTGCGGGGTAGCAATGGCAAGCGTGATAACTTGTCCGGTCGATTACCTTGGTGGTGTTGCAGGTCGGACAGTAGAAGTGAGTGCCGTTGATGGCATCCCTGTTTCGGATGAAGGTGTTGAAGACAGCCTGTGCCAGAGCCATAAGTTTTGGCAGGGGCATCGAGTCGTAGGTGGCATCCCTGCGCATCTTTGGGGTGATCTTAGCCTTCGCCAGTTTCAACTTTAACTTGGCTGACCGTACCAGTGGCATACAGGCAGGGCAAGCCTTGGCTATAGCTATCCCGTTGCGCCTACGTGGTTCGAAGGGGGTATGGCAGATCACGCATTGGATGATGGTGTTCATGGCTCAATGAAGGGGGTTAATTCCGATCTGTACATCTGGTAACAGAGGCCAGATTCTGTGGTTACCTCATGCTCTTTATTGATGAAATCCTCTTTGAATGCATACCCTACTATTTCGTTGATTTCGCCTCCAACATGGACAAGGACATATAATTCAACGTCTTTATTGATTTTCCTTGTTGCCCACAGATGCCCTTCTTCGTTTTTTGTTGATTTAACGTCATAGCGTAGCGGACGCTTGATGTTTTCATCGGTATAGGTATCAAGGATGCCGTCTTCACTTCCGCTCCGTGGCTTTGTGCAGAGATCGAATTTCAGACCAAACGCTTTGCAGAATACATATTCACCCACCGCACCAAGGCGGTGAATCTTTTGCGGGTCTTGGCCTGATCTTATTGTGTCTTTTACATTTGCTTTTACACAAGCATTGTACCGTTGATTGCCTACCTCTGAGTAGCATTCAATTTCTTCGGGGGTTAATAAGACTATCATATTTTGTCTTTGTATTGATCTTCAAATTCTGGGAAGACATAATCGCTTGGAAGGGGAAGGATGATCCCCAGTTCACCGGAGGCGAACCTTTGAATCTTGTCAAGGTATTCCTTGAACTCCAGAGTGTTCAGATTCTTGGTTGACATAGTGCCTTCCATCTCTTCTCCAAACACGCTGATCGTTCTTTTTTTAAGAAACTTTTCCTTGAAGTAGTTATGCAGTTCCTCCGAGTCATACTCACCCTCGGTTTCCTTGCATATACAGGCATACCACAGCCACATCAGCCTGTTCTGGGAGTAGGTTCTCTTGTCGTGATGCACGTTAATCGAGACTTCGTAACGTCTGTCAGGAAGTTGGTCAATGTGATCCTTGACCCTTTGCTTGTCGGAAAAAGTATTTATTCGAAAAAGCATGGCTGTATTTGTAGTCTCGTTTAAAATGCTTTACTTTACCCCTATCAGGTCAGTTTACTGATTTGTTGTGATCATGTGGTGTGATTACGGGATGGGACGCTTCGGTGTCCCATTCTTCGTTTCATTCCGGTAGGGAATCGAATTCTTTCATCTCAAGGTTGCGGTGTTCTTCCTTGATCCGATGATCCATGAATGACTTCGCTCTCTGAAGTTCGTAGGTAAGAAATCCGAGTGCTTGTTTTGATACATTGGCAACTGCGTTGGCTCTGGCGACATCGATTTCATTCCTGTCGAGTTTTTCAAGTGTGGTACATAGGTTAGCGAATAGGCTCTTGCTGTTTACTGGTTTCATTTTCGATGGATTTAATTTTGCGTATTAATTGAAGGTATTTTCTGACAGCAGATTTTGTATCTGGGTCAATTGTTTCGTATGTAGATTTATTCAAGCGGAAATAAGAATGGAATAAATAATAGTCGGTTAATTTTTCAACATAACTCTTGGCGTAGACCTTTGCCGTAACTGCTATTTTTTCTTTGTTCCTTGCTTTAAATTCTCTGGTTCGGGCACATATTTTTTCTTTGTTCGTTTGATAATAACCTCTTCGCCAAGTATTCTTTCTTATTCGCTTCAAGCGAAGTCTCTCTTGTTTTTCTTCTTCGGTTTCCTTCATTTCAGAATGGGGTTTTATTCACGGGTTTCTTTTTGCCACATCTCTTGCAGACCCCAGTTTTTGTATCGGGAAGATGCCCCCACCACAGTCGGCATTTAAACTTATAGAATCGGCTTTTTTGTCGGGAGACTTCCAGATCAATTGTCTCGCTCTTCCTTTCAAGACCTTCAAGAATATCGGTGATTCCTCTTAAATGCTCTCTTAATTCGCTAAACGCATCCATGATTTTTAGTTAAAATGGTGTGATATTGAATGGTATTCTCATCCCTTTCTCAGCCACATGAACCGTCTTTCCGGTCTGCTCGGTAATTCTCTTTTTGAACATTTCGGAGTCACTGTTCTGGTCTGAAAGGTGTATTAATACTATATTGTTTACATTTGTAATCCGGTTAGCACGTAGTAATTCCTGTAGTGTTTCAAGGCTCATGTGCGAATTTTTGATCCGATAGTAGACCTTCGTGTGAACCGATCCGTTGTCGAGATTCCGACTGAGTATTTCTTCTGAATAGTTGGCCTCTATGAGGAGTTGGTTGAGTCCGATGTTCTTAAAATTAAAGGGGCACATAAAGGTGTCCGAAATGAAAAGTACAGTACCGCATTCCTTATGTCGGATCAGGTAGCCTACTGGCATCTTGGCATCGTGGATGATATCAAAAGCAAGGACTTCGAAGTTGCCGATTTGAGCCTTTGGTTTGATTGCGTCCTTAATGTTGGCTGATTGGATAGCGTGATATCTATGCCCTTTCAGTGCCAGTGCATCCAGTGTTCCTTGGGACGCATAGATGTCGATTCCCATCTTGGCATAGTTCTTGGCGAACTTGGCATGATCACCATGCTCATGACTGATGATGCACCCTTTGATGTCCAGTAATGAAACGTCATTCTCGCTGAGAATCTTCCCCAAAGGCATCCCTGCCTCGATAGCAAGGATACCATCTGATGCTATCAGGAGGTAGGAATTACCCTTGGATGAAGAGCCGTTGATCAGGAGTTCCATTTCAGAAGTCTCTTGTTGGTGTCTGGGGAGGAAACATCTCGGCCTGTTTTTCCACCTTTGCCTCGGTCTTTGGGGGAATTACATTTGTAACTTCTGGAGCAGGAGCAGGGGTTTCGACTGGTGGTGGACTGGTGGTGACATTTGAACTGACATCCTCGAAACTTATCTCAACGGTGTTGGCCTGATCCATCAAGGCATCGTCTTCCTCCTCATCTCTCGTAATCTTAAGGTAGCCATCCGAAGCAGTGTTCATGATATATTTACAGGCTCTCTGGACTACGCTTTTCTTAGCCATCTCGTCACGGAAGTTTTTGTGGGCAGGGGATGCTCCATTGGTTTTTCCCTGCTCCCATGCCTTCTTGATCTGGCTCATGTTCATGATCGTAACCTCTGCCGTTCCGTCTTCCATCGTGGTAATGGCATATGCTCCCCTTATCTTGTCGTTGTCGATGGTTTCAAAATTCTGGGTGTGCTTGACGATCTTTTTGCGACCAGAGGAAGACTCTATTTCGTAGACGAACTCGTCTCCCTCGTAGATTACGTTGGCAGTTACGTGTTTCATGCCCACCCGCTTTGCCATCGCAATCGATCCGAAGTAGGACTTGCTCAGTTTTAACTTATTCCCATAGGGGATGAAGTAGCACTGGTTCTTCTGCGGACTCAAGCCTTGGACAACCATGTCCAGTAGGCAGGTGGCAACCGAATCCTTGGTGCAGGTTTCAAGGGGTTTCGCATCATGCCCTTGCAGAATGATGTAGGCTGATTTGAGAGCGTTCTCTGGTGAGTAATCTGGAGGCAGGATCAAAGCCTTGGCCTGTGTAAATGCCTGTATCTTGGCAAGTACCTGATCGGAGATGTTCTTTTCCTGCACGGCAGGAGTAGTGTTCTTTGGGTCTGTCATTGTTGGGGGGTTATTTGCGTTCTCTTTTTGTAATTACTTGGCATTGGATGTAGGAGAAAAACTCCTTGGCTACGTGCCGAATCTCGAAGCCGTTATTGAAAATCAGTCCGTAGTCATGGACGAGCCTGTCAATCCGAAAGGTGGACTGGGTGCTTTTCTGGACGATCTCTACGTTGTTCCAATATTCGACTCTCGCCCTGACTCCGATCTTCTCAACCAGAAATCTCAGGTTGGTCTTCCCTGTCAGGGTCTCGACAGTTGTGTATTCCATCTTCAGTAGTAGTTTCTCTTCCTTGATCCTTGCTCTGTCGGCTTGCTTGGTGGTCTTCTTTTTTTCGAGGGTCTCTGCTCTTTCTGTCATGGCCTATGTTATTTTGAGGGTTTTGTCGGTGGTAACGTACAGAAGGATGGTCTGCGCCTCGGTCGGGATGAATTGGTTGACCGCCTCTGCGTTGTCGATGATGATGGGTACTGATATACCGTAGTGTTTCGAGAGAGCGTTGATGATGTCGATCCCTGCGTTGATCTGGTCGGCTCTGTTGGCATCGCTGAAGGGGACTCCATTGACCATAGTCTCGAATACCTGACGTTCTCCTCCGGTAACCAGAGTCTCGTACAACTTAAACTTGACGATTGTGAACTTGTCGTTGACGGCCTGTTCAACCATCAGCATCTTTGTCTTCTGAAAAGATTCGATGGTAAACTCGGTCTTCTCCAGTTCCGACAAGTCTTTGGCATGGAGTGACTCTTCTTTTTTCAACTCGTTAACACGTTTGGAGTTGCGCTCAATCTGGTCTCTGGTGGCAAGTTGCCTCTTAAGTTCAGTGACACCTTCCAGTAGGACATCCCGCATCTCACGCTGATCGGTAACGTCTGCAACCTTGAGTTCTGGCAGTGGCTTCTCGACAGTGGCTTTGAGACTCTGGTACTGATTGTTTCCTTGTGTCAACACTAAGGTCTCGGCAAGTTCCTGTCGTGGCTTCTGGGATTCAGTGGTGAGTAGTTTTTGTTGTTCAGTGAGTTTGTCGATCTCATGTTCCGCATCTAATATCTGTATCTCAGTAGAGAGTTTGCGCTTGGCTAATCCCTTGCCGTTTGAATTGATTGACTCCAGTTTTTCTGCCTTCTCTTTTTTGAACAGGATCAGTTGTGTCTCCTCGGCATCCGCAATGTTGCTGTTTGCAAGTGGCTGACCGCACTTGGAGCAGGTCAGGCTGTCTTTGTTGTAGACGAACTCCCTCTTGTTTTCATTCTCCCAATCCTCACGCAGTTGAGTAATGCTTTTATCGATCGAAGTCAGCGAATCTTTGTAGTTGGTCATCAGAAACTGTAGTCTGGACAGTTCGTTCTCGGTCGGTCGGAGTTGTGCAGTGGCTCGGCTTATGGTGATATTGTATTCGTTGACATCCTGCATATTCTTTGTTCTGAGATCGTTCTCGATCTCTGCCATCAATTTCTTGGCTGAAAAGTTGGCATCGTAATGGCTCTGGATTGATGTGTTGGCCTTGGTGGTCTGGTCGATGATCCCATCGATCTCGGAGTTGAGTTGTTTGACGGCCTTCTCTTTCTCCTTGATCTCTGCCTCGATGGTTGCCCAATCAAGTGTGTCGGGATTATTATGAAGGACTTCATCAATGCGGTAGGAATAGGATTCCAGAATTTTCTTCAGTGTTGCCTTCTGTGCGGTCACCTCACGCTTGTATTCTTCAAGTGATTTAAGGTCGGATAGTCGGGCAAACAGTTCACGGTATGCTATGTTGTCACCCATAGCCATTGCATCGGTAATATCGCCTCCCATGCGGACTATAACATCCCTGCGCTCGGTCTCCTTCAACTGGACATTAAAGAACAGGGGGATGGTCAATATCTTCCAGAGACTTTCTGGGGTGATCTCGTCTACCTTCCGGTAGAACTCGCCAAGTGTACAGGGTACTTCGTTCCAGAACATCTCCGACTCATTGGACTCGTAGGTCAGGGTCTCTGATCCCCGCTTGCGTGTCCATTTTTCTCTGTAGACCCTCTTGGCCTTGACCTCAAACTCGTCAACCATGAAACACATCTCGACAGAGTGGTCGGCACGGTTCAGTGCGGTGTTGACAGTGTTCTTGATGCTGAATGATTTTTCATTCTGGGAGTTTTTCCCGAAGAAGAGCCAGTTGATCGCATCTATGATGGTGGTCTTGCCTGTCTTGTTCGCTCCTTCGATGATCGTGTTCTGGTGGAAGAGAACCAGAAGATTCTCACAGCCTTTAAAGTTTGTGATCCTGAGTGATTGGAATTGTACGGTCTTCATGGTGTAATTTGTAAACGGTGTCAGTCATTAACTTGTCTCTCTCTGCCTTGGTAAGGAATAGTTTCTCGGTTGCCTTCTGGTCTTTGCGGAACTCCAGATATTTGTGGATCATCCAGATGATGTAGATCAGGGCGATTACGAATAAGTAGAAGAGCGCATCTCGGTATTCACCGATTGAAGTGATCGTGTTGTGCATGGGTTAAGGATTTATTGATGGGACTGCCGACTTTCTGGTGACTGGAGGTTTGTTTCCGTTGACTCTGGCTGTGCCGTGGAGGTTGAACAGGAGGAGGTCTGCTTTACGGAACTTTGGTTTGCCTTGGACTGTCACCGTCCAGAGGTCACCGCTTCGGAGTGCCTTGGGTATTCCATCTTTCAAATGCAGAAATTTTCTTGTCTGCCTCAATGACATGAGTTCTGGGAGGCTGTCCTCTGGTTTGTGCTTTGCTTCCAATGCCAGTGCTTTGCCTGTCTTCTCGATCAGGGAGGCAACCAACTCAATGAAGTCGTGGTCGGCAAGGAGTCGTTTGTAGTCGCTCATTTTGCAAATTATTTGTAAAGGGTTGTAATTCCGAAGTTTGCGAAATTGCGTTTGACAATTTCCACCTCGTTGATCTTGATTTTATTGCCTTTTTTGGGGATCATTAACCTCCTTTGCCCCAGTTTCTTATGGGAGAAGGTCTGTTTAGACCAAGCGCATTCCTGCATTAAGTTGGCTTTCAGTGTCTTGGAGTCGGTGACACTTAATTTAACAAATTGTGGATAAAATCCACAAAAAATTCCGCTATCGAGTATTGACATATCGATTTTTTGTTTACGTTTGTAACGATTAAGAATTCAAATTTGCAAATTGATTGTTGCAAACGTAAACAAACAATTTGCATTTCCAAAAGATTTGCAAACATTGTTATTAACAATTTTCTGTTGAATTTAATTGT